TGCGGGCCGACTCTTTGGCGCGCTGGGCGGCGTTCGCCTTGTGGCCCTTGTGGTGCTTGCCTTTGAGGCGCTTGGACTCGGCGGCCCGCTGTGCGGCGTGAAGCACTCCGCCGCGGTGGTGGCGGCCCTTTTGTCGCTTGGACTGGACCGCGCGCTGCGCCGCGGTGCGGTGCCTGCCCTTCTGGGCCTTGGACTCCTTGGCGCGGGTCTTCGCCGAGGCGTGGCGGCCGCGGGAGGCCTTCGACAACTTGCTGCGGGTGGCGGCCGAGACGGTGCGGCGGCGGCGCCGGGCCACGTCAGGCCTGGATGACTTCGGTGACGCGGAACTCGATCACGTGCCAGGAGTACAGGCGCCCGGAGGACTTCAGCGGCTGCTCGCTGGAGGTCTTCAGCGGGTTCGGCGTCTGCCCCGCATTGAAAATGACCTTTGTGCTGGTGGTGCCCAGCGTCGGGTCGGCGTGGATCGCGTCCTTGATCCCTTGCAGGATCGTGTCGACCGGCCCGACCCAGGCGTCCTCGGACACCGCGGTCGCCTGCGACGTCGACGGGATCTCGTAGATGTAGACGACGACCAGGTGGAAGTCGTAGTGCACGCCGATGTCGCCGCCGTTCCACGGCACCGACCAGCGCGTCTCCTCCGAGGCGACCAGATGCAGGTAGGCGAACGCCCCCGACCCGCCGTTCGCCGACAGCCTGAACCCGGTCGCGCCGTCCACCCACCACGGCTTGGCCTGGTAGATGTGCTGCAAGCCCGGGATGGCCGGGGCCGCGGCGTTGAGGTAGGCGGCGATGGCCGCCCGGACGGTGGCGCGGCTCACCACACCCGCCGCAGCGGCTCGAGGAGCTCCATCGCCAGGTCGACGTCCTCGGAGGCGCCGGCCATCATCGGCACCTCGTGCTCGACCGGGCCGGGGCCCTCGGGGATGACGAAGCTGTCCGAGCCGCGCGTCTTGATCAGGAAGCTGGTCATGGAGATGACGGCCTGCCGGACGAACGGCGGCAGCGCCGACACCGAGCAGCCGGCCGCGTGTCCGTTCACCATCGGCGCCGTCAGCGGCACGAACGGCGACCCGAACTGGTAGGTCGAGGCGACCGCCACCTGCTCGGTGTTCGCGCCGTTCGCCGTCCCGTCGTACACGGTCAGCACCAGCCCCGGCACGATGCCCAGCCCGGTGCCGGTCACCTGCTGCACCCTCGCGCCGGCGGCGGAGCCGGCGGCGGTCTGGGCGTGGGCCCAGCCGTTAACGTACGTGACCTTCGCGAACATCCACCCGGCGCGGGCCGTGGACATGAAGTCCGGCGGCCGGTACGGCATCGCCGCGGCGGCGGCCGGGATCCGCACGACCTTCCGGCCAACCCAGCAGCCCGACAGGTCGCTCAGCGACGTCAGCTGCCCGGCGACCTGGCCGAGCGCCACGTCGGTGACCTGGATCAGGGGCGTGTTGTCGACTGGGACACGGATCGTGCCGTCGCGGAAGATGCGGTACTCCCCGGCCTGCACGTCCGAGGTCGCCGCGAGGATCTTGCGGACATACTGGTCGGCCCAGGACGAGGCGCGCTGGATCTGCCGCACCAGCGCCGCGGTCTGCGCCGCCAGGCTCGTCACCTGCGGCAGCAGCTGGGACACGTCCACGCCGGTCGGCTCGGCCAGGTATTCGGCCGGCGTCAGGTAGGGCGTGGCGGAGGCATAGTTCGGTGCGAACAGGGCGGTCACCGGCGCGGCCACGGCTCACCCCCTAGTAGACGTGGTAGTGCTCCACGGGCGGGTCGTGCCGGTGCCGGACGTGGCCGTAGTGCTCGAGCGCGGCGGCGAGGCGGACATCCAGGCGCCGCCAGTCCCCGGCCTGCATGCCCGAGTCGGTGTCAGCCGCCGCGGTGTCCATGGCGGCCGGCAGGGCGGTGCGCAGCCGGGCGGAGAACTTCGTACAGCCCAGCGCCACCAGCAGCAGGTCCCCGACGGGGTAGGAGAACCCGCACCAGGGCATCGGGCAGGCCAGCAGCTCCTCGACGACCCCGGCCCGGATCCCGATGTCGTGCTCGACGACGACGAGGTCCCCGGCGGTCCGCCACGCGTCGGCCAGGAGCCGGGCGTAGCCGGTGTCGTCGCCTGCTTCGATGCGGGCCCAGAGGACCGGCTCGGGGGCGTGGGCCTGGAGCAGGTCTCGGGCCTTCGGGTGCTGCTTGGCCTCGGTATAGGGGGCGAGGATCACTTCGGCTTGGCGGCTGCGGTCTTCTTGGCCGCGCCGCGCGTCGCCGGCGGCCGGTCCGGGCCGGGGCGCCGTGCCTGCTTCGGCGCGGGCTCCTCGTGCGGCTTCGGCTCGGCCTCCGGGTCTGCGGCGGGCTCGTTCGCGTTGCCGTCGGGCTCCGGGTCCTCATGCGGCGTCGCCGTCCACGAGCCGTCCTCGTTGCGGGCCTGGTCGTAGCCCGGCAGGTGCGCGGGCTCCAGCGGCTCGCCGAGGGAGGCGGCCAGCTGCCGGTGTGCCTCCTGGGCTGCGCGCAGTTCCGCCTCCAGCGCCCCGACGCGGTGCTCCAGCGCGGCCGAGCGGGTCAGCAGGTCGTGCATCACCTGCGGCGCCTTGCGCGGGTCGGCCAGGTCCGCCAGCGCGTCGCGGGTCTGCTCCGCGGCGTGCTCGGCCTCGGTCGTCCAGTGGTAACGGTCGGCCTCGAGCAGCGCCTGGCCGAGCTCGGTGGACACGGAGAACACGCCGCCCGGGCCGGCCTGCGCCGAGCCGTGCACGGGGTGCTGCACCGACGTCGCGCCGGCCTTGTTGATGAGCCTCACGGCGACTCCCTACAGAAGGTGGGTGCGGGCTGGGCCGCGCCGGGGCCGGTCCGTCGACGGCCCCGGCGCGGAGTTCGGATCAGGTCGCCTGGATCGACTGGATGACGCCGTTGACCACGGGCGCCTGGTTGATCAGGGTCTCGATGGAGCGGGACTCGCCGTCGACCCGGGGGCCGCCGTGCGACCGGTCGGAGCCGTAGACGTAGTCGTACACGTCGCGCTGGCAGCGCACGGAGAACACCCGCTTGATGTTCGAGCCCGGGAACGGGACCGAGTCGGTGCGGGCGACCATCGTGCCCGGCGGCATCGACGGGTGGACCTCCAGCCGGATCTTCGCGCCGGGCTTGGACCGGTTGACGTAGGTCGCGACCGAGCCGCCGGCGACGATCTCGCCGCGGCCGTTGGGGTCGTTCATCGTCAGGTAGGTGACCGCGCCCGGGTTGTTCAGCACCAGGTTGGAGATGGAGTTCGCCTCCTGGCTGGACAGCATGTAGGCCGTCGGCGACAGGCGGTTCTGGTCGTACAGGGCCTTGTTCAGCTTGTCCAGCTGGGAGATGCCGCCGCCGGAGATGGTGAACTGGCCGCCGGCGTTGTCCTGGAACACCGCACCAGAGGCTGTGGCGGTGCCGGGGGTGACGATCGTGCCGCCGGCGTTGTAGTCCCCGGCCAGGGTGGCAATCAGGCCGTTGAAGTCGTTCGCGCCCGCCGAGCCGTTGTCGCCCGCGGCGCTGTACGTCGGGACCGTGGTGGTCAGGTCCGGCAGCGTCGTCGGCGGCGTCTGGTTGGCGGTGATCAGCGCGGTGATCGTGACCGACGGCAGCGAGGTGGTCGTGAAGTAGAACCACGTGGTGCCGTTGGCCGACACGAACCAGTCGTAGGCGACCGCGCCGCGCACGCTCGTGGTGGAGGCGGTGACCGAGTGGGTCGAGGCCGCCACGGTGGAGGTGGTGACGTTGGCGCTGTTGCCCTGGGAGTTCCCGGCGGAGAAGAAGTACCCGGAGCCGGTGCGGGCCGCGACGCCGACGTACACCGCCGTGCTCGCGGCGATGGTGCCGCCGGTGGTGACGTCGGCCAGCGTGGGGGCGGCCGGCCGGGTCAGTGCGAACGCGCAGCCGCCGATCAGCGCCTTATCCTCCATGATCTTCCACTGGTTCAGGGCGTAGAAGACCTCGATGGCCTTGGCGTCGGCGAACCCGCGCGCCAGGGCGATGGCGTCCTCGGTGACGGTGTAGCCGGCCGCGAGCGGCATGTACGGCGCCGACACGTTCTGCAGCAGCGTCTTGACGACGCCGCCGGCGTTGTCAAGGCCGACGAACGGCGACGGCTGCTGGTTGTTGATGTTGAGCAGGGCCCGCCACTGGGCGAACGGGGCACCCATGCCGGCCACGTCGCGGCCGAGCATGTCGCGCCACGGCGTCTCGACCGGGACCTGCGACACCAGGTCGATGAGGTCGACGCCGAAGATGCCGGTGGCGGAGTTGATACCGCTGGTCGCGGCCTTGAACAGCGCGAGGGTCTCCTCGCTGATCTCGTTCACGTCGGGCATTGCCTATGTCCCTTTCCGGGCATGCCGAACGGGCCCTGCAACCTTCCGGTCGGGGCCTGTCGGGGGTGTGGCTCAGGTGTTGGGCGTCAGATGCGCCCGGCGAACCGCGCCTTGATCGAGGCGAAGCCGAGCTCCGTCTGCGCGGCCGCCTTGCTGACCTCGTCGGGCGCGTCGTCGACGGCCTTCTTCAGCGCGGCCAGCTCGTCGCCGGTACCCGCGCCGTCGCGGACCATCAGGCCCGCCCCGTCGCCGGTGGCACCGTTGAACAGCGGGGAGTTGCGATCGTCGGGGCCGGCCGCGAACTTCGCCACCCGCTGCTCCAGGTTCTTGACCGCGTCCGCCAGCTGCGCGCCGCGCGCGAGCTCTTCGGTGAACGGGGCCAGGACCTCTCCGAGCTGCTTGGCGAGCCTGTCGCGCTTCTTGCCCTTCTTCGCCTTCTTCTCCGCCTGGTCCGTCGTCTTTGTCACAGCGCCTCCCTGGGCGGTCATCGCCGGGGAGGCGACGGTCTGGGTTCCGGGGATCACCGCGGCGTTGTCTCCCGCATCCCCGCCGGCCGCGTCGGCCGAGTTCTTGTCGCCGCTGTCGCCGTCGGGGGTGGCGGCGATCGGCATGATGTCGTTCGGGTCGCACACGCCCACCGGCGTGCCGTCGGCGTTGCAGACCACGAACATCGGCTTGCCCTTGGCCTTGGCGACGTCCTCGGCGCGCATCACGTAGGTCTGGGCCTCGGGCGTCTCGGTGGCCGTGGCGGTGTCGGTCGCGGTGGACACGGGGTTCTCCTTCGTCGTCTTGGCGACCGGCTGGCCGTCGTCGATGGTGGGGGCGGGCAGCGCCGCCAGGACCTTCTGGAGCGTGTCGACCGCGGCCCGGATCGCGGCCTCGTTGCTGGCCGACAGCACCCGGCCGGCCTTCACAACCGGCGCCAGGCCCTCAAGGATCTCCAGCGCTGCGACATCGAACCCGCCCAGCGCCTTGCCGACGGCGGCCAGATCCTCGGCGCCGAGGTCGGAGGCGGCCTGCTCGTCGACGGCGAACCGCGCCAGGATCCCGATCGCGGAGTCGATGTGGCAGGCGGCGTCCTCCAGCGCCAGAACGTCCATGAGCTCGTCGGAGTCGCCGGTGACGGCCTCCATGCCCTCGCGCTGCGACAGGGCCGTGACGGCGTTCTTGGCGCGCACCAGGATCCCGGTCCACTTGCGGGCCGCAGCGGCGTCGATCGCCTCCCATGCGGGCGAGCCCGGCACGTCCGGGTCGCCCGGGGCGTCGCCGCCGTCGTCGGCAAGGACCTCGGTCGGGTCCATATTGTCGGCCTTGGCCACCGCGGTCTCCTTGGTCTTGCGGACGCTGGCGGCGTGCACGAACGCCGCGGCACGCTGAAGGGACGGCATCTCGTCGATCTGCGCCGGCGTCCAGCCGTAGGCCTCGGCGAGGACGGCCGCCTGCGCGGCCGCGGCGCCGAACGCGGACGTCTCATCCTCCTTGGCGATCAGCTCGCGGACGAACTCCGGCGAGAACAGCCCCGGGGCGCCCCCGTTCGCAGCCTTGGCGATGAGGAACGTGGTGCCGTTCGCGGCCTTGTCCACCAGGTCCACGCGCGGGATGTCCGCGTCGACCAGCTCGGTGAAGTCATCGTCCGGCTGCTGCTTGGCCATCAGGCCCTCCTGATACGGCGGGCGGAGCCCTGCGGCGACCACCCGGTGATGCGTCCGGACTTGTAGAGCTGCCACGCGGGCTCGTCGAGGATCGCGCCCACGAGCCAGTCGCCGGACTTCACGACGACCACAGAGCCGTCAGGGCCGGTGATTCGCCAGTCGGGCCCGCGATAGATACTCGACTCCACGACGGTGGCGGCGCCCTCGGTGCCGTCGACGTGGAACAGGCCAGTGACCGGGCCATGACGCAGGAAGGACCAGGCGGCTTTCTCCAACTGGTCGGGCGTGAAGTAGTCGCGGCCCTTGTCCTGGCCGCGCTGGATCTTCGGGTCGCGCCCGGCCTGGTAGGCGAGTCCGAGAACGAATCTGTCCTCAGCCACGGTCACCTCCCGGTAGATCCGCAGGTCCGAGGGCACATCGGCACATCGGGTGCCCGGGCGGCGCGCTGTCGCCGGAGGTGAACGCCGCGTTCAGCGCGATCGGGCCGTCGCCGGCGTTCTGGTCGCAGGGCGTGGGACAGACGCGCTGGTCTGCAGCGGTCAGCCACTCCTTGGCGCCGACACCCATCTGCCCGTAAATGTCGAGCGTCGCCGCGGACACGGCCCGGTTGATCTCGGTGACGGCCGTCATGTAGGCCCAGCGGTCGTCGTCGAGGATGTCCCGCAGATCCCGGGCCAGGGTGTCGGCGGAGTCGCCGCGCTCGAGCGACAGCGCCAGGGACTGCGCGAGCTCGTCGAAGCGCCCGGCGCCGTTGACGTCGGCGCGATCGTCGAG